CATCGGTACAACGCAAGTGAGGCGTATGACACCGCCTTTGAATGCTCCTGTTCCGCAGGACTCGGATGGCTCCTGGTGGGCGTGTACGATGAGAAGGGCCGCGCAAAGGTTCGCGTGACCTCTCCGCGCAATCCCTGCTCCGTCTACATCGACCCGTGGAGTCAGCAGATTGACGGGTCTGATGCAGAGTGGGCCATTGTCGTTGGCTACCTCAACAAGAAGCGTGCGATCCGCGAGTACGGGGATGAGGTTGATGGGACCATTGACGGGTTGGACTGCTACTCTGATTTCGCGATCCCGTCCGACTCCATTGCCGAGGTGCTTCTCTACACCCGCAAGGATGACGGATTTGAAGTGACCAAGTTCGTGGGTCAGAAGCCCGTGGAAACATCCTTCATTGCTGATTGCCCATACGTTCCCGTAGTCCCGGTCTACGGTGATTTCGTGGACTTGGAGAACAGCACCCTGCACGTTGCCGGGATCGTCCGCAAGGTGCGCGATGCCCAACGGATGGTGAACTTCTACGCAAGCAACGAGGCAGAGCTTGCCGCGCTTGCTCCGCGCTCTCCGTTCGTTGCCGCATTCGGTCAGACCGAAGGAGCGGAGAACGATTGGGCAACTGCTAACTCCAAGGCGCACGATGTCCTCAAGTACAACCCTATCTCTGTGGCTGGTGTTCTTGTCCCTCGTCCTGATCGCGTGGACAACACCGCGCAGACCGCGCCACTGATCGCATCCAAGACAGACTCAATCGCGATGTTCTCCCGCCTTACCGGGATGGGAGACCACATGTGGGGCAGTGGTCAGAGCGAAAGCGGGATTTCCCGCATCGTTGCCCAATCAATGGGTGAGATCGCGACCGCGCAGTATACGGACAACCTCGCGAAGTCCATCCGTCAGGTTGGGCGCATCATCCTGCGGTTGATGAAGATCACCGGGGAGGCCACCGTTGACGCGGTCGGTCCCGATGGGACGATGGTCAAGGTGGAAATCCCGTGGGAGCGCATTGACCTTGACGATGTCCACGTTTCCGTTGACGCTGGCCCTGCCTACGAGTCCCGCAAGCGCGAAGGAACCAAGGCGATCATCGAGGTTATGGGGTTGCTTGATCCGGCACAGAAGGCTCTCAGCGCGGACATCCTGACGGAGGCTCTTGACGCTCCCGGTGCGAAGGAACTTACCCGCCGTCTGCGGAAGCTCCTGCCTCCTGAGATCACGGACGATGAAGCCACCGCACCCGATCCTCAGGCGATCCAGGCGTTGCAGGAAGCCGAGCAGACAATCCTCCAGCAACAGGAGACGATTGACCAGCTGGAAGGCGTGATGCGTCAGATGCAATCCGCGATCATTGACAACACCAAGGACCGTCAGGTGGACTTGATGCAGACCTTGATCGACTCCAAGGTGAAACTCGCGATTGAGGCGATGAAGCAGGAAGGGCAGAACCAACGCACCGCCGCTGAACTCGCAAGCAAGACCGAGAGCGAAATCTTGAAGGCCGTCACCGCGCTTGACCTTGAGGAACCCGCCGTGGTTCCCGGTCAGGTCGCTCCGATGGTCGTTGGGCCACAGTCCATTGACGATGGACAGGCTCTGCAAGCCCTTGCCGCTATCGAGGCGGCAACCCAAAGCGGTGGGCAATCCGCGTCACAAGGTGCAGGATGACCGAAAACACATCCGTTGAGCAGGCAACTGAGGTCGTTGAAACTCAGTCGGTACAGGTAGCAACCGAGACAGTGCAACCCGAAGCCGTGAAGGACGGTGACGCGAAGGCGGGAGAGAAGCCCGAAGCCCATTGGGCCGAAAAGCGACTCTCGCAGATGGCGGCGCAGAAGAGGGAGCTGAAGGCTCAGTTGGAAGCGCAAGCCGAGCGGATCAAGGCACTTGAGCAGAGCATTCCGAAGCCAGTGGAGAAACCGCTGACCAAGGAAGGATTTGCATCGGAGGCCGAGTACATCCACGCAGTCGCACAGCGGGAGGCGCAAGCCATCATCGCTGCCAAGGAGCAACGGGAAGCGGAAACCGCACGGGCGAACGAAGGGGCGCAAGCTCTACAGTCCGTCTGGGTGGACACCGTGAAGCAGATGCCTGACTATGCCGAGAGGATCGCCGCCGCAGAAGATGCGGAAGTGCGTATCCCTCGCGACATGGAAAGCGTCCTCCGCAACTCTCCCGATATGCCGAAGGTGGCGTATTTCCTCGCGAACAACCCTGAGTACGCAAGCCGTCTGTTTGCCGTTCCTCCCTCCGCTATTGAGCGCGAGGCGGTGCGGCTTGAACTGAAGGCTGAAGCATTCTGGGATGATCGCAAGGCAAAGCCTGTTGAACCCGCGAAGAGTGCCAAGATGCCCACACTCAACGGAAGGGCGGCGAGTGCCGCTCCATCCTTGGAACAACTGCGAGGCGATGACTACTTCAAGGAGTATCAGCGTCAACTCGCGGACAAAGGCCGTAAGAAAGCCTAAGGAGTCACCGAAATGACCACGAATACTATTGCTTTCACCTCCGGGGCGGTTGTAAAGCCCCTTCTCGCCCGTTTCAACAGCAAGACCCTCTTGCTCAACTGGATCAACAAGCAGTACTCCGACCAGTTCGCCCGTAGTGGTGCGAAGGTCGGCGATACCGTCTATGTGATCCAGTCGGCGGTTCCCACTGTCGGTTCGGGTTCCACCGCCACCTCGCAGGACTTCATCGAGACCAAGGTTCCCGTTGTCCTGTCCTCGCAGAAGCACGCTCAGTTCGACTTCACCTCCTACGAAGAAACCCTGGAGATGGATGACGAATTCGAACGCCGCACCGCTCCCGCCTTGGAAGCCCTCGCTTCCGAGGTGGAAGAGGACGGCATTGCGCTCATCTGCGCGAACACCGCCAACTGCGCGATTGCCGCCGCTCCAACCGCTCCCGTGATGAAGGACATCCTCGGTGTCGGCGCGAAGATCTCGAAGTTTGACGGTCCCGTGTCGGATCGCTACCTCCTGATTGACCCGCTGGACGAGTACGGTCTGGTCGCTTCGGTCGCTTCGCAGTTCAACCCTGCCGATGCGATGAGCGCAACCTACCGTTCGGGTTCCATCGGTGAAGCCTACGGTCAGGTGTGGGGTCGTTCCAACCGTCTGCCCACCATCACCATCGGTGGTGATGTGCAGGGTGCGGTGGATGCCTACGTTTCCGGGGCTACCACGATGACCGTCACCGGATTTGGTAACGCTCAGGTGATCCAGGCGGGTACGGTGTTCAGCGTTGTCGCACGTAACGCCGTTCAGCCGCAGACCAAGGCCACCCTTGGTTTCGCCAAGCAGATCGTCGTTACCGAGGATGTCACGATGGATGTTGGCGGGGCCGGGACTCTGAAAATCCAAGCTCTGTACGCCACTGGTGCTCAGAAGAACATCTCTGCACTGCCCGTGAACGGTGATGTGATCAACCTCGTTGGCACTGCCGGGAAGACCTACCGCCAGGTGCTGATCTTCAACAAGGACTGCGCTACCTTCGCGACCGCAGACCTGAAGAAGATCCCGTCCATTGACTCGGCAAGCGAGACGATGAACGGCATCCGCGCCCGTTACAACATGGGCGGGAGCGTGAAGACGGACGAAGCCATCTATCGCCTTGACACCCTCTACGGGTGGTCGATGCTGAAGGGTGACTGGGCCGCCAAGCTCCTGGTTGAAGTCTAAACAACTTGGAGGGGGAGCGATCCCCCTCCTTCCTTTCTCGGAGTGCATATGCCTATCCCGATGACTCTATACCGTGGTGCTACCTGCAAGGCTGATATTGCCGATGCCGAAAGACTCACGGTACACAGCCAACAGGAGTTGGACGATGCCGTTGTTGCTGGCTTTGTTCCTTTCGCTGATGCCATCCGTGGCTTGGTGATTGAGCAACCGAAGATTGAAGAACCCAAACGGCGCGGGAGACCGCGCAAGGACGCACAGGGATGAGTACCGCACGGGCAATCGTTGACGATGCGCTGACCATCTGCGGAGCGGTGGGTATCGGGCAGAGTGCTTCGGGTATTCTGTCTGACTTCGCCCTGCGTAGGCTGAACGGGCTTGTTTCGTCCTTCTGCGCTGATCCCTTGTGGGTTCCGAAGCGTCAGCAGGTGACGGGTACGCTCGTTTCCGCTCAGGGAACCTACACGGTGGGGGATGCCGCAGACATCGACACGCCACGCCCTGAGGCGTTGACGGCGGTTGCGATTGACCAGTGGGGGCAGTATGTGCCTTTGCAGTGGATCGCTCCCGATGATTGGGACAACCGCACCCGCGAACTGTCCACAAGCTCGGTCCCGTGCGCTTTCACCTATCGGCCTACCCATCCGAATGGAATCCTTGAGATCTTCCCCACTCCTCAGCAGGGTTTCACGGTCTACCTGACTCCGCAGACGGAAGGCGTGAACTACGGTTTCAACACGGACTCCGGGTACTCAACGGCGTATGAGGAGGCTCTGACCTACTCACTCGCGGCGAACCTCGGAGAGGCAATGGGGCGGGATGTGACGATGGTCAAGGCCACCGCCGACAAGCTCGTTGCACGGCTAAAGCGAAACAACGACAATTCCCGCACGTTGGTCAATGAACTGGCGGTGATCTGATGCCGATGATCCCATTCATCGGTCCTACCTATCAGCACAGATCGCGGGATGTGTCCTCCCAACTCTGTCGGAACCTCTATCCTGAGCAGACGCAGGGCAAGTCCAACGTTATCCTGGTGGGTTCTCCCGGCGGGATCGAGTTTGCCGACCTTGATGGCGTTGCGAGTGGTG